TGGGCTGCGGGCGACACGTCGAAGACGGTGCGCGACATCCTGCAAGCGGTGATGCTGGGGAACCCGGGATCGTATGGAACAGGTATGATACCTGGCGATTCCATCCGAAAAACGACGGCGAGGACGGGGCTGGCCGACGCGGTCGAGTTGGTGTACGTCAAGCATGTCAGCGGCGGGACGTCGGTGTTGAATTTCAAGAGCTATGACCAGCGGCGCGAGGCCTTCCAGGGCACGGCGCAGGACGTTGTGTGGGCGGATGAAGAGTGTCCGCAGGACATCTATACAGAATGCCTCTTGCGCACCATGACGACGAACGGCCTGCTGTACACAACGTTCACGCCGCTGCAAGGCTTGAGCGAGGTGGTGCTTTCGTTCCTGCCTGGTGGGCAGGCTGCGCTGCCGGGCGAGCTTGGCAAGTCGCGACATTGCACGATGGCCGGCTGGGACGATATCCCGCATTTGAGCGCGGAGACGAAGGCTGAGCTGTTGGCCGCCATTCCGCCGCATCAGCGCGATGCACGATCCAAGGGCGTTCCGCAGTTGGGCAGCGGCGCTATCTACCCGGTGCCGGAGTCCGACGTTGTGGTCAAGGATTTTGACCTTCCGGCGCATTGGCCGCGGGCGTATGGCTTGGACGTTGGCTGGAACCGCACTGCTTGTATATGGGGGGCGCTGGACCGAGACACCGACACGGTATATCTGTACTCTGAGCATTACCGCGGCGAGGCCGAGCCAGTCGTGCATGCGCAATCGATCAAAAGCCGCGGCGCGTGGATTCCTGGCGTAATTGATCCAGCGGCACGCGGCCGCGGGCAGAGCGACGGTTTGCAGCTGATGCAAAAGTACGTTGACTTGGGACTTGATCTGGAGCCGGCCGATAACGCCGTTGAGGCTGGATTGTTTGAGATGTGGCAGCGGTTGAGCGGTGGGCGGTTGCGCGTGTTTGAGTCGTTGAGCAACTGGCGGCAAGAGTTCCGTTTGTATCGTCGAGACGAGAAAGGGAAAGTGGTCAAAGAGCACGATCATATGATGGACGCGTGTCGGTATTTGGTCAATGGCGGATTTGCGCGAGCGATCACCAAGCCAGTGCAGAGGGCCGCGGCCCGAGAATATGTGGTAGATAATAGTACAGGCGGCTGGATGACATGACGACCGACGACAAATTCCTAGAACTCGCGCTTAAACGTTTCAAGTTGGCTGTTGACGCTGAAGCTGATATGCGCCAACGCGGGTTGGAGGAGCTGGAGTTTCGCGTCGGGGTGCAGTGGCCGCCGGAGATGGTGCAGCAGCGGCGCCTGGACGGTCGGCCGGCGTTGGTCATCAATCGCATTCCGCAGTTCATCCGGCAGGTGACCAATGAGCAACGGCAGTCACCGGCCAGCGTGCAGGTCAACCCTGTCGATTCTGGCGCGGATGTGGAGACGGCCGAGGTGATCCAGGGGTTGACGCGTCATATTGAGGTGTCCAGCGACGCTTCGGTGGCGTACGGTCGGGCGTTTGAGTCTGCCGTAACGATTGGGTTTGGCTACTTTCGCATCATAACGGAGTATTGCGACGAGGACAGCTTCGAGCAGGACATCGTCATTAAGCAGATTGAAAACCCGTTTACGGTGTACATGGACCCGTACGCGATGGAGCCAGACCGGCGTGATTCAGAATGGGCGTTTATCGTCGACGACATGAGCCGCGACGAGTTTGAGGCGCGATATCCGAAGGCCGAGGCCGTCAATTCTGGCATGAGTTTCGCGACGATTGGTGACGATGCGAGAGCGTGGTTTACGCAGGATTCCGTTCGCATTGCTGAGTATTGGTACGTGGAAACCAAGCCAGACACGCTGTTGCAGCTGGAAGACGGCAACAAAGTGTTCAAAAGCCAGGTTCCCGCGGATCAAATGGACGCCGTGATGCCGTTTGTCGTGCGAGAGCGCCGCGTAGAGCGTCGCGTGATCCGCATGGCGAAGATTAACGGCGTTGAGGTGCTGGAGCGCAGCGAGTGGGCCGGCAAGTACATTCCGATTATCCCGGTGTTTGGCGAGGAAGTGAACGTTAACGGGAAGCGGCACTACATTGGCATGGTGCGCAATGCGATGGACCCGTCGCGGCGCTATAACTTTATGGTGTCGGCCGAAACTGAGGCGATTGCCATGGCTCCCAAGACGCCGTTTATCGGGGCCGAAGGGCAGTTTGAGGGCCGCGAGCAGCAGTGGGCGTCGTTAAACCAGCGCAACTTGGCTTACATTGAATACAAGCCAAAGTCTTTGGGCGGCATGCTGGCTCCGGCGCCGCAGCGCCAGTCGTACGAAGCGCCGATCCAAGCTATTATGATGGCCATTCGCCAAGCGGACAACGACGTCAAGGCGACGATGGGCATTTACGATGCGTCGCTGGGCGAGGCTGGGCCGCAGCAGAGCGGTCGGGCTATTTTGGCGCGGCAGCGTGAAAGCGATGTCGCTAACAGCAACTTTGCGTCGAATCTTGCGCGGTCGATCAAGCACGCCGGCCGCATTATGGTGGATCTGATCCCGTATCACTACGACACGGCGCGGGTGATCCGACTGTTGAAGCCAGACAATACGCAGGAACAGGTAGGCATCAATCAGCCGACGATGAAGGACGGCAAGGAGGTGATCTACGATCTGACCGCGGGCAAGTACGACGTCACGATCAGCGTGGGCCCGACTTATCAGACGCAGAGGCAGGAAGCCGCGGCGAGTATGATTGACCTGACGAAATCGTATCCGCCCATCATGCAGGTGGCGGGCGATTTGTTGGTCCGTTCCATGGATTGGCCGGGCGCCGCGCAGATTGCGGATCGCTTGAAGAAGATGTTGCCGCCAGAGTTGCAGGATGTGCAGGAAGGGGCCGAACCGGAGATGTCGCCGCAGCATCAGGCGGCAATGGCGGCGATGCAGCAGCAGAATCAGCAGCTGACGCAAGCGCTAGACGCGGCCAGTGAAGAGATCAGAACGAAGCGTATCGAGACCGAGAGCAAGGAGCGGATTGCGACGTTGAACGCTCAGGTCAAGATGCTTGATACGCAGGCACGATTGAGCAGCCAAGAAGGCATGGCAATGCTGAATGCAGAGATTCAAGCGGTGAATCAGCGGCTAGGCCAGCTGATGAGCCTGCCTGATGACCCGGTAAACGGGCAACCCGGCCCAGCGGTGGGCTAGATATACGCCGCGCATAATCCATTGGGAACAATGACGACAATCGAAAGCACGACAGATACGGAAGAACAGATTGAAGCGGCTAGCCCTGCTTTGCAGGCTGATGACGCAATAGTTGCGGCGTCTGATGAGTCTGCAGAGGCAGAGGCCGAAGCGGTAGCCAAGGACGCGGAAGCGCCGGAGGCTGACAAGGAAAAGCGAAAGGGCGGCTACCAACGCCGAATCGATCAACTGACGGCCGATAAGCGGGAACTCGAGGCTCGTTTGGCCGCGTCAGCAAGGTTTGTTGAGCCGCCGCCGTTTGTACAAAAGCCAACCCTGGACAAGTTCGACACCTACGAGGACTACAGCGAGGCGTTGATTGACTGGAAAGTTGAGCAGCGCGAATCGGTGAAACTTGTAGCGGCTGAGAATCAGAAGCAGGAAGCGCAAGCGGTCCAAGTGGCGTCGATGTGGAAAGAGCGCCAGGACGCGGCGCGTGATGCTTATGAGGATTACGATGCGGTCGTGTCTCGCGAGGACCTGACGGTCACTGTGGCGATGCAGCAAGCGATATTGGAGAGCGAGCGCGGGGCGGATCTGGCCTATTGGCTGGGCAAAAACCCTGACGAAGCGAAGCGAATAGCAGGCCTGGGCGCTGTGGCGGCAATTCGTGCTCTCGGTAAGGTAGAAGACAGTTTGCCGGCTGCGGGGCCGGTAAAAAAACAATTGAAGCTAAGCAATGCTCCCGAACCTATCCGGCCGGTTGGCGGTGGTAAAAGTACCATCACCAAAAAGCCGGAGGACATGGACTTTCGGGAGTTTAAAGCTTGGCGCGAGAAGGGCGGCGGGCGTTAAGTCACGCGGCCGAGGACAAATTAGATGGCAAATACACTTTTAACTATCAGCATGATCACCAACGAGGCACTGCGCGTGCTCGTTAACAATCTGGCCTTCACGAACCGGGTGAACCGCCAGTACAGCAGCAAATTCGCAATTGAGGGCGCCAAGATTGGCACCGTCATCAATGCGCGTAAACCTCCGCGGTACGTCGGCCGCACGGGTACGGCGATTGGCGTAGAAGACGCGACCGAAACGCAGGTGCCGGTCACTTTGACGACGCAGTTTGGCGTTGACATCAGCTTTTCCTCGGCTGATTTGACGTTGAGCATTAGCGACTTCTCCAATCGGTTCATCAAGCCCGCCATTGCGACGATTGCCAACAAGATCGACTTCGACGGCTTGCAGCTGTTCAAAACGGTCGCCAACAGCGTCGGCACTCCCGGCACGACACCGAATAGCTTGCTGACGTATTTGTTAGCCGGCGTGAAGCTCGACGACAACTCGACTCCAATGGACGGGGAGCGCAGCTGTATCGTTAACCCGCTCATGCAGGCCACCATCGTGGACGCCTTGAAGGGCTTGTTCCAATCCTCCACCGAGATCAAGGCTCAGTACGAGAAGGGCATGATGGGGACCGCGGCAGGGTTCGATTGGTACATGGACCAGAACGTTGGCGTTGCGACCATTGGACCTCAGGGCGGCACGCCGCTTGTTAACGGTGCCTCGCAATCTGGCAGCAGTTTGATCGTCGACGGCTTCACCGCTGCGGCGGCTTCGCGGCTTGTCAAGGGTGACGTGTTCACCATTGCTGGCGTGTTTGGCGTCAATCCGCAGAATCGCCAGAGCACCGGAGCGCTGCAACAGTTTGTTGTCACCGCGGCGGTTTCGTCGGATGCGGCCGGCAACGCTACCATTCCCATTTTCCCCGCGATCACGCTTACCGGCGCGTTCCAAACGGTTACCGCTCTTCCCGCTGACAATGCGGCGTTGACGGTGGTGGGTGCTGCTAACACGGTCAGCCCGCAGGGCATGGCGTTCCATAAGGATGCCTTTACCTTTGTGTCTGCCGACCTGCAGCTGCCGCGCGGTGTCGACATGGCGGCTCGCGTCAGCGATCCGGAAACCGGTCTATCGGTTCGGATGGTGCGCCAGTACGTGATCGCTACCGATCAATTCCCCTGCCGTCTGGATATCCTCTACGGCTGGAAGGAACTGTACCCCGAAAACGCTTGTCGCATTCAGGCGTAGCGTAAACCAGCGGGGCCGGGAAACCGGCTCCGCGTTATTTGCAGTGACGGAGGCCGCGTGTTTCAAGAGTTTCCAAAATGGGTATATCATAAGGAGTTACCTGCCATGCTAGTAGATGATCCGCAGCAGCAGGAAGATTTGGGGCCGGGGTGGGCTGAAAGCCCGGCGCACTTGGTAGACGTTCCGAAAAAGAAGGTCAAGAAGTGACAGGAAACGAGCTAGTAAACGCGGCGCTGACGATTATCGGCGTATTGTCGCAGGGCGAGACGCCCAGCGGGTCTGAATCGGCGCAAGGGCTGGTGGCGGCCAATAATCTGCTGCAATCGTGGGGGACTGAGCGCCTCAACGTTTTCACAATTGCGACGAACGTGTTTAACCTCACGACGTCGGTGCAAAGCTACACTATCGGCCCGGCCGGCACGTTTGCCATGACGCGGCCCAACAGATATGAATCGGCTCAGGTGTTGGTGCCATCAGCGGCCGGTGGTGGTGATCTGGCCTTTCCATTGCAGATCGTCGACCAAGCTGGCTACGCAGAGATCAACGAAAAGACGTTGAGCGGCAACGTGTGCAAGGTGATGTACGCAGACATGGCGTTTCCCTTGACGACGCTTTACTTTTGGCCGCGGCCGTTGTTTGCCACTGGGCAGATCAAGGTGCAGCTGGGCACGTGGGTTCCGTTGACGGAATTTGCTGATCTGATTACCAACTACAGCTACCCTCCCGGTTATGATCGGGCGCTAAAGTACAACCTGGCCATGGAGCTAGCGCCTAGCTTTGGCATGGTGCCAACGCCGGCCACGATGCAGATCGCGGCTGAGTCCAAAGCTGCTATCCGGATGCTGAACGGCGCGGAGCCGGGCGGCGTGCCGCTGAGCGGACAAGTCAACGCAATCGCCCAGCAGGGCCAATAGGAGCAATATGGCAGCCGTTTTCCCTGGAGCAGTAGCGACAAACGCAGATTTGATCGTAGCGGGCAATAACGATTCATCGACGCTGGCGGTTAACCTGACGGCCGTGGACACCACGCTGATATTTGTGTCGTCGGGTATTTTCCAAACAAGCCAAGCAGTGGTAATTGGCTCCGAGATCATCCTTCTAGGCACTGTGGCGGGCGCAATTGCGACTGGCTGCACCCGCGGCTACGCTGGCACGACGGCCGCGACGCATAGCGTGGGCGAGACGGCGCAGGATCTTATAATCGCGTCCCATCACAACAACCTCAAAGACGAGGTGATTGCGGTAGAAGCGGCGCTGGGCGTTAATTTGCGCAACATAGCGCCAACTTATAGAGCGGCGTCGTTTAATTGGTCGGGCGTGCCGCTGTCAATTGCTTTGACCGGCGGCGTATCGTCTACGGTTACGCTGTCGCCGTTCCCGGCTGGCATAAATGCGCTATCGGTCAATAAGCATTACATTCGCATCGTCGACACCGTGGGCGTTTCTGAGGCGGTGCTCATTACCGCGGTTAACGTCGTAGCAGGCACTGTATCTTTCACTCCGGCAGGCAGCCATGCAACCGCAAACAGTACACTGAGTTCGGCTACGAGCGGCATTCAAGAGGCAATATGCTTTGCGTCAAACGCAACTCTATCGTGGGAAGTCCTTTTAGCCGATGCGGTTGTTCCCGTTTATCAGAAAATTTTTGTTCGACTTGTAGCTGTCCGCTCTGGAATTATTCGCGGAGTGTCCAATAATTGGTCTCAGATAGACCGGGATTCAAGCTACCCCGCCGGAGATTTGTTTTTCGTAGACGGGGCTGTAGGTTCAAACTCATCTACGAAATTCATAGATTTTAGAGTTCGGAACGCAAACGGTTTTAACAACACCACTGGATATGCTTTTTCGTGCGTTAATGCTTCTGAGATTTTCTTTGAAGACCTTACGGTTTTCGACGGATCTGGCGGTTATAACTTCACTACGTCTAATTTTGTGAGGATGTCAGGGTGTCGATACTATGAAAGCGCAGGGCAGGCTTTGGCTGGATACGCGCCTGCTGTTGCAGGTATTCGATTCGACGGGGCAATTAATAATGTTTTAATCGTTAATTCCATGTTTGAGTCTCAGTATAATGGCTTGCTGAGTTCAATGCTGACTTACGGTATCCTGATTGAAGGCTGCGACGGCATACAATTTACTAACTGCGCGTCAAACGGAAAAATCGGCATTGGTCTTGTGGCCGCGGCTAGTTCAATTGATGACTTGCACTTTGTAAACCATATATCGGACAGCTGCCAGGTGCGGTGCATATACATAACTGGGAACGTGGCTCCTGGCTTGGTTTACACCAACATCCATTTTACCAATATTCATTGCAACACCAAGCCGCAATCAACCGCTCAAGCTGTTGTTACAATTGATGGCAATTGCGATTACGTTGATTTTACCGCAATGAATGTCAATTTAGGGTGGACTAGTGCCGTTAGAATTGCTCCAGCAACAGCTTATCACGGAGGGGCGCAAAAACAACTTTTGTTTAATGGGTGTGAGTTTTCTGGGAATAACATTTCGGATATTATCAACGTGTCTATGATTGCGTTAGAAGCTGGAGTAACTGGAGTAAAAATTAACAATTGCACTACGAGCCGCAGGCCGGATGTAATAAAGCAAATTGCTTATGGCGTGGGGTTTGCTGGAGGCTCTGATAATTGCTCGTTGACGGGCAACACGTTTCGAGATTCTACGGATGGGCCAATTTATTTAGCTGGCGGCGTTCACACTAATTTAGTGCTCTCAAATAACGTGGGGATTGATAATATTACGCCTTCAGTAGCTTCTGCGGCGACTTTAGCCTGCCCGCCTTATCCAAACTTTAAGATCACTGGTGCCGTTGGCATCGGGGCCGTAACTGGAATGTGGGCCGGGCGGCGTGGTCAAATAGTTACCACTAGTGGAGCGGTGACGTTTACCGCGAGCGCTAGTATTGCCAACACTGTCACAACGACTATCAACAAGCCCATCAATTATTTCTTCGACGGTACGTTGCTGTATCTCGGCTAAAATATGTCAACTCTCTGGAATCAATCACTGTTTGCGCAATCGTTGTGGGGGCCATCGGCGACCACTACGTTCGTCTCTATTCAGTTCACTGCCAAGGACGCAATCTACTGGGCATATCGGCTGCTGGGCGTGCTGCGGCCAGGGCAGACGGCAAGCCAGGAGATGTTATCCGACGGGCTGATGGCATTGAATGACATGATGGACAGTTGGAACACTGAGCGGCTGATTGCTTGGGGCATCACGCGTAACGTGTTTAATCCGACCGCCAACGTGGGCAGCTACGCGATTGGCGCAGGGCAGACGTGGAACTGGCCGCGGCCGGCGCGGATTGAGGCTGCGGGCTGGATTTCGTTAACGAATCCGGCGCAACCGATTGAATATCCGCTGCAAATCTTGACGGTTCAACGGTATGAGGAAATAGAGCTGAAGAGCTTGGCGACGGTGCTGCCGCGGGCGTTGTATTATGACGCCGGGTTCCCGGTTGGCACGGCAACGCTGTACCCAATCCCTACGGTGGGCTACACGGCGGCGCAGGTAGCTTTATATCTGTGGCAGCAGGTGGGGCTGTTTGCGGACATTCAGACTACCCAATATGCGTTCCCGCCTGGATACTCTCAGGCAATCAAGCATTCTCTGGCTGTTGCGCTGATGTCATCGGTTAATTTGACCGGCATCCAAAAGACGGATAGGCAGCAGTGGCCGTTGATCCGAGACAATGCCGAGGAGTTTAAAGCGAAAATCAAGTCGTTGAACACTCCAAGCCCCGAGTTGCGGTGCGCTGATTTTGAATATCGGTCGGGCGGACAGTTTAACATCTTAACGGGTGGTTATTAATGCGGCTGCCGGGATTTGTCGGGCCTGCGTATCGTTCTCAATCAAAGTCTGCTGCTGCGGATGAATGCATTAATCTATATCCGGAGACAGTGGAGTCGTCCGGAGGCACGCGGTCGGTTCTGTACGGCACTCCTGGGTCTAATTTGTTTGTGACGCTTCCCACGTCACCGGTACGAGCGCTGTGGGCGGGCGACAATCGACTCTTTGCCGTTGGGGGCAATTCTCTATATGAGATAACAGCCGCGGGCGTGGTGACGCTTGTAGGCGTTATTTCGAACGATGCAACGCCGGCCACGATTGTATCGAACGGGAGCCAACTGATGATCGTTAGCGGTTCATCGGTTTGGGTGTCAAACGGTGGCGCTCCGGCAATCCCGACGTTTCCGCCTTTCACGGGCGTCGTTAATACCAATTTGCTTGATGTGGCGTGGGTCTCCGGTGACCAGTTTACAGCTGCCATGGTCGGGGCCGTCATCACAATCAACGGTCTGCCTTACACTGTGGCAACGTTTGTGAATGCGTCGAATTTGACGTTGACCGGACCCGCTGGCATTCAGACGGCCGTTGCTTACCAGGTGTTTGGAGCGTCGAACGTAACCGGCACGGCCGGTTGCTACCTAGACGGCTACTTCATCATTTTGCGGCCCAATACCAATCAGATCAACGTATCGGGCCTGCTGGACGGCACAAGCTGGGGAGATATGGACTTTGCCATACGCTCAGGCGGGCAGGATCGACTAGTCACGATCTTTGCGGACCATCAAGAGCTGTGGTTGATGGGGCAGAAGACCATTGAGGTCTGGTACAACAGCGGCGCCGCCGGGTTTCCTTTTGAGCGCATCCAAGGCTCGTTTATCGACGAGGGAATCATTGCGGCGTGGAGCGTAGCGAAGGTCGACGGCGCGATTGTGTGGCTGGCGGGTGACGACCGCGGCGTTGGCTGGGTCATGGCGGCCACTGGATATCAGCCGGTTCGGATCAGCACATTTGCCGTCGAGTACGCTATTTCGCAATATGCGACGATCACCGACGCGATTGCGTACACCTACGTTGAGAAAGGGCATTCGTTTTACGTGCTGACGTTCCCGACGGCTAACGCTACGTGGGTTTACGACCTGACCATGAAGCAATGGCACCAGCGAATGGAAGGCGCGACCAGCAACAAGGCTCCTGGGCAATTTCACGCAACGACGTTTGGCGGTGTTCATTTCACCGGTTCGTATAGCAGCGGCAAGATCTACAAGCAGAGCATCAATTACTTTACCGACGACGGCGCAACAATCAAGCGAACGCGCTCGGCTCCGTATGTTTCCGATGACCTGCAGTGGGTGAGGTACAACAGCTTGCAGCTGGATATGCAGATGGGCGTCGTTCCGGCCGTCGGGCCCGGATCAGCGCCAGTGGTGACGTTAAACGTATCAAACGATGGCGGCTACACGTTCGGCCCGAATCGAAATATGGCGGCCGGCACAATTAATCAATTTACAAAGCGAGCGTACTGGATGCAGCTTGGGCGATCTCGGGATCGGGTGTTTAAGGTGACGATGACGGAGCCTATTGAATGCGCTTTCATTGATGCCTTTGTCGAGTTAAGCAAAGGTGACGGGTCATGAGCCAGACGTTTCAGCCGATGGCTCCGCCTATTCGGTCTAAAATGGCTGATAATAGAGGCATGGCCGAAAAGCCTTGGGTGATGTTTTTCCAGCAGGTCTCCGAGATCATTGCCTTTGCGACGACCGTACAGGACAAGCCTGTCGTTACGGTGGCGGGGGCCGACGCGGTGACCATAGACGCGGCCAACGTCACCAGTCAGGTCATCTTGGACCGGCCCGTAACGCAGATTACGCAGCCATCGTTCGCTGGTCAATTTGGGCGGCTGCCGGTGGGCTTGCGGTTCCGCATCAAATTTCTGCATTCCGTGGACGACAGTACGATTGTGTGGTCGTCGGATTGGGTGGGCGTTGAGGATCAGCTCTCTGGCGTCACTGGCGAGTATTCATCGTGGGAGTTTGAGATCCGCGGCGACCGCCGCCCGGAACTTGTATCGGTACCGCTTATAGGGGCTTACAACCAATGAAGCGCAACACTATCGAGGTCATTCCAAGCGCTGCGGATATCAGCGTTGGGAAAATTGACTTTTCGGAACTAAAAGCAAACGGAAACAGCGTTGTCAGGCTGCAAGCGCCTAACGCTTTGGCAGGTAGCGTTCTGCTGACGCTTCCCAATGCTCTGCCGGCGACCGCTGGCGAGGCTGTCGTTTCGACGGTTGGCGGCGTGCTTAGTTTTGCGCCAATGGTAAGCAGCAGCGTGTTTTCTACGGCGGTAGAGATTACGACCGCGGGCCAGGGGCTGAAGATCAAGGAAGGTAGCAACGCGAAGATGGGAGTGGCGACCATGGTGGCAGGCGCGGTCGTGGTTGCCAATACCTCGGTCACTGCTGCTAGTCGAATATTTGTGACCTGTCAGGACTACGTGAGTGGCGGCGCTGGGGCGGTTGACGTGCGGGACATCATTGTGGGGACCAGCTTCAAGATCATGAGCACGTC